TTACTTCATACAATCCGATGGGGGTTTATGTGCAAGTATTTCCGAACAGTAGCCCCATAAGAATCTACACGGATGGTTTAAAAAATGCTTATGTAAGGGTTCAAGGGAACGGAACATCTAATACAACAACAGATTTAGCAGACGGAAGTTGGCATCATATTATACAAACTTGTGAGTATGATGCAGGAGGAACAATCATTAACGTTTATATTGATGGGGTAAAAGAAATAACAAACGCTTTGTTTTTGAGTTATGCGCCAATAACAGGAGATTTATTTATCGGTTCAAGGAATGCTTCGACTTTCTTTTTTAATGGATTAGTAGACGAGGTTGCTGTTTTTATTAGCATTTTATCACAAAGCGATGTAACAAGTATTTATAATGGAGGAGTTCCTAATAATCTTAATAATTTAAGTACACCTCCTTTATCATGGTGGAGATTTGAAGAGGGGAGTGGAACAACTGCAGCAGACTCAGGAACAGGCGGCAACACCGGAACACTTGTTAACGGTACAGCATTTAGTACAGACGTTCCTTAAAATTTTGTATATTTGTGATAATCAATTAATAGACAATTTTTTATGTCATGAATCTATCAGAAAAAACTAAAATAACTTTTACTCCTGCTAATCTTATTTCACTTATAACTACAGTAGCAGCAGTAACAGGAATATGGTTTCACCTTAATGGACAAATTGAAGAGGCAAAAGAACTTCCTAAAAGTAAAAATGATAAAGTTGTACGAGAAGCAGTTCTGAAAATGAATGCGGATATGCAATATATAAAAGACGAGATAACTGAAATAAAATCTCGACTTGACAAAATGGAAGAAAGACTTTACCAACTAAAATAAAATATGAATCTAATAGACGAAATTGCTTTAACAAAAATACAACAAGTATTTGCGGAAAAGAAATATGCATTTTTTACCAAAGGAAACTATAACTTAAATATAATAGGAGTACGAAGTCCTATTAAAGTAGCCAACAACTTTGACGATACTATGCTTGTTATATACAAGAAGTATGACAAGTGGGTTATAAAAGAATATCCTATAACTACAGATGCAGGATTGTATTGGCTAGAACATCCAATGAATAAAAAAGGAACAGCATTACTTGTTCCTAATCAGTATCGAAGTACATATAAAATTGATGGGCATGGTACTACCAGGTACGAAGCTTTGTGTCAAAGACTAGCTAGTGTCGAGGTTTATCGAGATGCCAACAAGGATCAGATACTAGACTTTGATGATGTAACAAAAGAGTGGGGTATGTTTGGTATAAACATTCATCGTTCTCATCCATATCATGACAGAGATACAGTAGATAAATACAGTGCAGGTTGCCAGGTGTTTCAAAACATACACGACTTTAAGGAGTTCATGACTCTTTGCAACACCTCATCGAATCTATACGGCAATAGCTTTACCTATACCCTTTTATTAGAAAGTGATTTACTATAATTAAATTTAGTTATCTTTGTATAAAATCTAATACAATGAAATTAACTAAAGAAGAACTAGGACGAGTTCAAGAATTAAACAATTCGTTCACTCAAGCAAAGTTGGCTCTAGGAGAGTTAGAACTAAAACGCCATGGAATGTTACAGGAAATGGATAAACTTAGACAAACTTTTAGTGTTGAGGAACAGAAATTAATTAGTAAATACGGAGCTGATTCTGTTATTAACTTACAAACAGGAGAGGTGACAGAAAAGAAATAATATGTCAAAGATAAGTAACCAAAGTGCATATCCTGTAGCAACTCCTGTCAGTGGAGATTATTTAATTGGAACAGATGTTAGTGATAGCAACGCAACCAAAACTTTTACAGTTGGATCAATTGCTGCATTAGCACCTGCTGATACATTATCAGAAGTATTAACCGCAGGTAACACTGCTACCAATGATATAATTCTTACAGGTGACATTACTTGCACAAATATTATTCCAACAAATATAAAAGATAATAATGGGAATACCGGAACTGCAGGACAACATCTTGTTAAGAGTGCAGCGAACACACTTGAGTGGGGTGCAGGTAGTGCAGACACATTGCAGAACGTATTAACGGCAGGTAATACTGCGACAAACGACATTAATCTTACAGGAAATGTATTCTTAACAGGTACAGGTAATATTGTAATGTCAGGTGGTATAACTGCAGCCACAGGAACGATAAGTGCAGTAGGCTATCAAGCTAGTTCATTTTTTCAAGGTGCATTATTAAATGCTACCAACATTCAAGATAATGCGGGGGATATAGGTATTGCAGGACAGTATCTTCGTAAGTCCGGAGCAAACACCTTAGCATGGGAAACTGTTGGAGCGAATACATTGTCTGAGGTATTAACAGCAGGTAACACTGCAACCAACAATATTGTATTAACAGGAAACATAAGTTGTACCAATTTAACTGCTACGACAGATGTTAATGGTAGTGTGGTAAATGCGACCACTCAAGTTAGCACTGCACTACTTGATGCTACAGACATTCAAGATGGGGCAAATCTAAATGGAACAGCAGGACAGTATCTTCGTAAATCAGCAGGAAATGCTTTAGCATGGGAGACTGTAGCTCCGGGTGCTGCACCTTTAGATGATGTATTACTTGCAGGCAATAGTGCTACTAATAATATAGCTTTAACAGGGGACTTTACAGGTACAGGAAATATTACTCGTACAGGAGACGTTACTATAACAGGAGATATTTCCGGTACTAATGTAACCGCTACAACAGATATAGAGGCATCAGGAATGGTAAGTGCTGGAACAAATTTAAAGGGTATTGGAACTAATGCTTTACAACTTCCCAACCTTAATTCATTTGCCGACAATGCAGCAGCAGTAGCCGGAGGTTTAGCAGCAGGAGATGTTTATCAGACTGATGGAACAGCAGCAGCCCCATTAAACGTAGCGGGTATACTAATGGTTAGACAGTAATGGATATTAGAAAAATTTCCATTGGACCTGACTACAAGTCCGGAGCGATGCACTACTTGGTAGGGCAAGACGTTCTCAACGGAAATTACAAAATACATCTTATAAAATTTGATGCAGAGAAAAAATCATTTAAGATTTGGATTATAAAATCCAATGAAGTAGTTTTATGGAAAGAGTTTACTTCTCCTATTCCTATTTCAATAGAGTATAACATAAACTTTTAATTATGAAAAACAGATTAGTATCAAACTATGTCACTACAATAGTAGGGCTTTTAATTATGGCTTTTTGCCTAGTAATGATTTATACAGGTAAAGCGGACAGCACCGACATGAGTGGATGGTTAGCAGTATCTTTATTATTCTTACGATCTAAGGATTCCTTAATTGCGTTACCTAAAGATGACAAAGGATAAGGATGATATATTAACAATGCGAAACATAGTAATAGCTTTACTAGCTTTATTACTTTGTATTAGTGGTTGTTCTGCCTGGAGTAATTATAAGAAACTTAAACATTTTGAAAGTCAAGTTAAACAATTAACTACTGAAGGACAGAAGTTCGAGATAATTAAAACCGAGAACGGCAAGTTAATAGCTCAACAAAAGCAATTAATACTTACCCAAGAACAGGCTATCGACCAAGGGTTGGCAGCCTTTCTTCGTTTAAAGAAGTTAGAAAGTCATGTTAAGGTAAAAACAGTAACAAGGCTTGATAGTATTTTTGTTCCATATGTAAAAGATAGTATTGTAATGAAATATGATACAGTGTATATGGACACCACAACACATCTAAGTTCTATTACTGTTCCTAAAAAGTTTAGTCTTTTTGACAAGTATTATTCTATTGGAGGAAGAGTAGAAGAAGATGGAGTGGTAGTAGACAGCATGAAGTTGTTTAATACAATGAATGTAAATATTGGACTACAGTCGCAGGGACTTTTTAAAAAACCAAAGCCTGTAGTAATGGTAGACTATGACAATCCATATGTGAGTACATTAGGATTATCGAATGTAGTTATAAAAGACCATAAGAAGTTTTATGACCGAAAGTTATTTTGGTTTGGAGTAGGACTAATTAGTGGTGCTACGACTACAGCTTTATTAATTAAATAAAATTAAATGCAATCACCTGATAGATTCATAGTTAAACCTGTGAAGGGAAGAAGGTATAATAATACCAAAGAGATAGGAGGGTTAGATTTTATTACTAGCACTTCCGAAGAAGATTTTAAGTTCTCTAATAGAGAAGCTGAGGTAATATCTGTACCTTTAAACTATAAAGGAGAGATAGAACCAGGAGATATTTTACTTGTTCATCACAATGTCTTTAAGTTTTATAACGACATGAAAGGCAGAAGACAGAGTGGTAGAAGTTTTTTTAAAGATGATTTGTTCTTTATTGAATACGATCAGTTCTTTATGTATAAAAAAAATGGGAAGTGGAATGCGTTTGGTAAAAATTGTTTTATTAAACCATTAGACGCACAAGACACTTTTATTAAGAAGGGTGTTAAGTATGAACCATTGAAAGGAATTGTTAAGTATATTAACAAAGAACTTGAGGTATATGGTGTACAAGAAGGAGATGAGGTTTCATTCCAACCTGAAAGTGAATATGAATTCAGAGTGGATGATGAAATATTGTATAGAATGTTTACTAACAATATAACATTTGTAATGTAATGGATACGTTTGAGATATTAACACAGTATGGAGTATTAGGCATATGGGTTCTGTATGCCATTACTCGTGAGCGTTGGTTACTCAGAAAGATTGAGGAAATATCTGAAAGGTCTACAAGAGAACGTGAGACATGGCATGAAGAAAGAGAGTCCTATATTAAAGAGATTGCGATGATACGTCTTGAAGAAAGGAACGCTTTTATAAGACAGATACAAAAAATATTAAACGAGAACAATGGAATCAAATCAACTCAAACTAAAAATAATAGAGGCAGGAAAAAAAGCAGTTAAAGAATTAATAAAGGTTGCTCAAGAAGAAATAATAAAGCCTGATCCTGAAGATGAACTTGCCGCAGACAGATTAAAGAATGCGGCAGCTACAAAGAAATTAGCCATCATAGATGCGTTTGATATATTAAAGCGTATAGATGAAGAAAAAGAAAGATTAGATTACGAAAGTAAAGGAACAACACGAACAGACACAAAACAAGGATTTGCAGAACGAAGGTCAAAATAGTTTATACAAAGTAATAAAAGATTATATTACTCCTAAAGTTTTATCTCGTAAGAATAGAACTAAGTCCTGGGATTATGGATACAACAAGGAGTATGACCTAGTGGTAATTTCTAAAGATGGCGTAATAGGAGAAGTAGTTTGTATTAGTGGTTTATATATTGGACTACCCAAAGCTCCTAAAGAAATAAAAAAAGGTGCAAACTATTGGACACGAAAAGAATACCCAAAACATTTAGATAGAATTAATAGTATCTTCCAATGGAATGAAATGCCACGAGAGTTTAAAGATAAGTGGGTAGACTACATTGAAGAAGAGTTTGATAATAGAGAAGAAGGCTATTGGTTTTTAAACAACAATATTCCTACCTATATTACAGGAGCACACTATATGTATTTACAGTGGACCAAGATTGATGTAGGTTATCCGGACTATAGAGAAGCTAATCGTATATTCTTTATATATTGGGAAGCGTGTAAAGCTGATAAGAGATGTTTTGGTATGGTGTATCTAAAGATAAGACGTTCAGGATTTTCATTTATGGGTTCAGCAGAAGCGGTAAATACGGCAACGATTGCACGAGATTCCAGGGTAGGTATATTATCTAAGACAGGTTCAGATGCTAAAAAGATGTTTACTGATAAGGTAGTTCCTATATCTCAACACTTACCATTCTTTTTCAAACCTATTCAAGATGGAATGGACAGA